ATATTTGGACGTTTTTTATATTTGTCTTGTCTCATAAGTTCAGAATATGATTTCACCATTTTACCATAGTTTTTCGGATGGGATATTTGGTTGAGTTTTGCAGATACCTTATCCCACCACTCTTCATCAAGTTCAACGTCTTCTTTAACAATATCTTTAAATGCCTTCTTACTTGCCTCATCTTTACTCATGCCTTGTTTTATATACTTGTTTGTCAATTCAATATGTTTTTTGATACTCTTTTCAATAGATTTTGGCCCACCAGCTCTCGGGCGAGATTTCCCAACTTCATTACGCAATCTTGGTTCTCTACGATTTTCAGATGGGTCTTCATTGCGTAGATTAGTAGGATCATTATTCATAGGATCATTATCAGCATGTCCTACGTCCATACCAACCTTGGTCTTGTCACCCATAACCCTACGAGCTTTATTCCTTGAAGAGCGCCGTGCAATCTGTTCTGGTGTTCCTTGGTAGTTATCGTATTCTTGTCTATAGTTTCTATCTTCTTTTTGTAGTCGTTTTAAATCAGATTTTGCAAGATTTTTTATATCTTTTAATTGTGTATCTTGTGTCTTCTTCATAGAAGTTTTTTTATCTTTATCCTTGACTTTATCTAAAGATGATTTTTGTTGTTTTCTCACTTGTTTAATTCTTTTTGCAACAGTCATTTTTGCCATTGCAACTCTCATTGTTTTTTGCAAATCATCATCTTCTTTATCTTCTTGGTAGCTACGCTCACCAAGTTCAATATCAGGTTTTCCTGTATCTGGGTTATAGATAAAAGTTTTGACCTTCAATCCCTTTTTCTCTAATTCCTTTTCTTTCTTATCTAACTGCTTAACTAGCTTCTGCAAATGAGGCGGTAAATCTTTCACCCCCTCATTAATTTCATACAACCATGCTTTATGAACCTTACCATCCTCTGACATTAATGAAAGATAATTTGTGCCCTTACGAACAATCTCACCAACAACACCATTGGCTTCTACTATGTCGCCCACATTCCAAATCTTTCCTGTAAGGTATGCATCTCGTACCGTTTCAAAATCTGTCATATCACCCATATAACGATCTTCACGAATACCCATATTCTTTCGGACTTCAAAGTAAAGTTTCTTCTTATCAGCATCGTTCAGCGTAGCGGGAATACCTGTTTTGAAATCATTGAACTTACCATCTGATGCTGCTTTCCTCATCTTGGAAGCAGACATACCCGCGACACCTTCAGCATCAGGATCACGTTCTCCTGCTGAAACAATCTTTACAGAATCAAATTTGAAGAGTTGATTACCTTTCTTATCAGGAGCATCATTGTATTTGTTCAATAGAGTTTCAAATTCTTTCAAACGGTCAGAACCAGCAACCATAATTAGATTTTTGTATCCATCCTTGAAAAGTTTTTCAGCAATCTGAATAGCAGTTTTAGCATTTCTATCAGCAATAATGTTTCTTTTATATTTTGGAAACATCTTTCTCATCCACGCAATTTTCTTTGCATGAGGCAAGGGGTCTTTGGGGCCCTGAGTATGTGAAGGATATATAAAAAATGGATTACTGCCAGCAACAGAAGCAACCTTCTCAATAAGTTTTTCATGACCAATTGTAGGAGGATTAAATCTTCCGAAACCAAATACAACAGTTTCTTTAGCTTCTGTTAATTCTCTAAAACTACGCATTCCTCATAGCATCCCGTGCTTTTTTAACTCTTTCCACTTCAGTCTTTTGAAGCTTCATTGCTAATTTTTTAGAAATTTTATCAATCTTCTTTCCGTATTTTTGCATAATCAGCTGATCAGTTTTAACTTTTTGCTGAAGAGACATCGTTTTATAGCCTGGATAAAATTGATCGCGAAAACTCTGTATTGTTTTTTTCCGTGCTGCCACAGCAAGTTTTGCAGGATTTCTCATCTTCATTAAAGATTTTTTCTTTTTTAATTGGAAAGATGGAGATTTTGCAAGTTTGGCCATGCGGCGTGCGGCCTTCCTGCGTTGAGTAACGTCAACAAGTTTTTCATATAAATTTTTAAATGTTATCATTTGTCCCATGCCTTAATTGCTGTAAAGTTATTAAACGAGAACTCCATTCGATCTACAAGTTTAACCGCTCCACCACTTACTCTATCAATAGCAACATACCCTTCGGGATTTGTTACCTTAAATCCATTTGTAGTCTTAATGAATGTATCAGTAAGGCCCTTTACACTATTTAGTTTTTGAACGATCTGCATCTTGGCGTCAACAAGTAGATTTTGAAAAGTTATAACCTGTATTAAATTTCTTGTATATTTTTTTATCTCTCTCACATATTCTTTTTGAATATTTCTATACTTATCCTTACCCTTTTCACTCTTTGCCTTATCAATCTGTTTCTGAATAGAATCCCAAACCCAAGCCTCATATCCTTTGGCGTGTGACATAGGATTTGTTATTTTCTCACCAACACGAACCATACTATTATTATACGTCTTTAAAGATGCCCCGGCAAGGGCCCCTTTCATACTTTGTTGCAATTTTAGGAATGAGTTTAGTTGACCCGAATGTATTTTTCGAAAGGTAGTTCCAACTTGTGATAGTACAGCAGTAACTTTTTCTGTCTCTGCCTCTGTAAATGTTGCCCTGCCAGAAGTATCTTTATATGTTGCGTCATCCATCCATACGCTTGATGGTTTCTTCAATGAGGATATGTTTGCACCAAAAGAAGCTTTCATATCCTGTAATGCATCACCTGTATATGTGGTATGCCAGACAATACCAACCTTTGCCTTATTGATAATTGTACCTAATTTGCTATCTACAGGTATAGCATAAACAATAGTGTTAGGTTGAAAAGTAAGATACTTATTGCCATCAATAGTATCTGTAGAAATATCATCCGTGAACATGAGATCGCCTTGAAGTACACCCTTGATACCCAACTTGGAAAATTCTTTAAGTGCGACTTTAAACTTTGCATTAAGCTCTCCAGATAGATCAGCATCAATCTCTGCATCTGTCTTATAAAGTTTGGGGCTGACATTGAATACAGACTTTTTAGCAACAAAAAATTTACTATCTTTTGGATCAATGCCAGCAAATATGGCAGGAGCTCCATCCCACTTTACCGTCATATTAACAGAAGACCGACTTCCACCAGCCAACATATTTCTAAGAGAGCGTAGGAAGTTAAGTGCAGCACGTCCACCATCAACACCATAGTTGATGATCTCATCCTCTAGATGCTCTAGGTGAAGGTTCTTGCCACCTTTGTCTTCTAGGAGTATTTCGTTAAAGCTTATCATTTAGCCATTCCATACACAAAACCATGCAAATCTTTTGGGAAACTTTCTCTTACAGAAGATATTACAATATTAAAAAATTCAAATAACTTCTCAAACATTTTTTTACCTAATTTTTTTATTTCGTCAAGCGCACCTTTAACCTTTATCATAATCTTATTAAAGATATTAGTTAACCAGACTCCTGCTTTTGATGTAAGGCTTTTCACCTTATCAAAAACATTCTTAATTATCTTAAATTCATCTAATTGTTCGAGCTCTTCATTAAGATTATCCACTACTTTATTAGCAACCTTATCATTACGCAATTCATTAAGAATAATTCCCCTAAAACTATTAGGTTGCACTGAATCTGACTTGATTGAAGGCAAAGCTCTAAGTACAGAAGCTGGACTACCATCTCCTGTTTTCCATGCAGCAAATATTTTTACATTTTTAGATAAAGCTTCAATTTCGCTAGATACAGTAGGAGGTTTCTCCATCTGGGTCCAAGACGTTATATCACCAGATTTACCATCACTTGTAACCTTAATATTTTTTGATATTGCACCAGACTTAGCATCAAACTCTATACATATACTAGCTATAGATTGTGTATTACCAAATTTTACATAACCAGACATTGCTTCAAAGCAATACCATTTTCTAAATATAGGATTTGTTGAAGGGTCTAGAACATCTTTTAGTTCTTCGTTTAGCTCTTTATGAAAAGCTTCAGTTTCCTGAAATTTTTCAATATCATCTTTCCATTCGTCTGGGCCTTCTTTTTCTCCTGATGCAATTTTACCTGCCAAACCAGCAGTTAAATGTTTATTTTTTATCTTTGCAAAACCATTTTCAATCTTTGTCATAATATCACGAATATCTTTGTTGCTATCAGAATCACTTCCCATTAATTCAAGTGCTGCATTAAATGTTGCAAGTGTTTCTCCTTTTCCACCAGAAGCTAATTGTGAACCACCTTTCTTTTTTAATGATATATTATAATTATCGGTGTACATATCCGTTTTGGGAGTTCCATTGGTTCCGCCCCACTTTATCCAATTAGGACTAAGATTTTTCTTTCCACCACCACCACCATATTGTTTCATTGCAGTTGACATTTTTAATTTTTTATTAAAAGAGGTTGCTACTTTTATAGCTGCAGGACCATATTCTGGATAAAATTTCTCAGCGGCTTCAGAAGCAGCCTTATCAGTTCCCTTCACTATTACATTATATTTGTCTGTAATTAAACTTTCCCAATCAGCTCCACTTGGATCAGGAGTTCCTTCTACTGGATTACCATTACCAAATTTAAAGATATTTGTAGCAGTTGAAGGATCACCTTCAACAAATTTATTGCCCTTTTTTTCTTTTATCCACTTTCTAATTACATTTTGATTTTTTGGGGACATTTTACGAATCTTAAATTTGGGTAAATTTGCAGCTCCAGCAAAAATAGGCCCTTTTATATTTAACTTCTTATCTTTTATAAATTTCATTAAAGCTTTAATATGAGCTTTAGGATATGGAGGCGGCCTGGAAAAACTACTTAACCAATTATCTATGTCTTTATTGCTATCAAGCCACACACTAAATTTGCCTGGACCTTTAGCTTCAGACAAAAGACTCTGTATCTTATCTACATGGGGAGTATAGGATTCGTTTCGGGGGTTTAATTGCCGAACGTATTGTTGCAAACTCATTCAATAGCTCCATTCGTAATGTTTAGACTATTTATATAACACAGAGTTTGGTGAATGTCAAGTGCTTATTAAAGAAAATCCTCTAAATTGCCTGATTCTTTCTTTGCAAATTTTCCTATAAGTCTCTCCGACTTACCCATGTTTCCTATGGTTGCACACGATCTGTCTGTATAAGCAACTGTAGTAAATCTCTGGCCTGCACCGTATATGGGGGTCACACCATGTAGACTCTGACTGTCTGCAATACATACAGAATTATCAGGAAGGTCTAGCCCTACGCCCCAGCGTGGAAAGGATAGATATGCGCCTGTATATTCTCCTTGACGAAAGCAGCACATTGTGGTATATTCTACGTCTTTACCATCACTATGAATACTCATGGCCTTACTTTGCATTGCACTGTACCGATTCGCAGATAATGTGGTTATCATACCATGTCGAAATTTTTCCTCTATGGATTCTTTTGCGAATTTACTCTGCCTCTCATATAATTCTGGGTCTGCTTTATCCATTGCTAGTTCATGATATTGTGATAAGGTCTGTAATTTGCTCCACAGTTTTTTATTGGATATATTGATCTTACCTGTAAAACGTCCACGTTTTGCACCAATCATCACAGAATTGATTTCATTTGCATATGCAATCATACCCCACCCACCACTCTTAGTACGAGTATGGTAAGAATTTGATGTACGCAATTTGTAATGTTCTCCTTCGATAAGGCCTTTCTTTGCCATCTCTGCTGGAACAATGGGGCCTGAACAGTTTGCTCTCATGACAGAAGACTCTTCTACTTCATAAAGTGTATTGCGAATTTCATCATTGGGGAAAACATTGGTAATAACATATGCAATAGGAATACCCTGGCCGGCGAGAGTGGAGTCGGGACGAAATATAGCAGTATCCTCAGTTACATGGACAATCTCATTCAGATCGTTCTCTGTATAAAATTGACCATTCCACTTATCGAAAGTGGCCTTCTCTCCAAAATCATTCTGTGCGATTATATGCTTCATGAGAAAAACTCTTCTAGTGAATTAACTTGTGAAGAATGATATGCTTTTTTCCATTTTCCATTGATGCCAAGTTTAGTAATTCCTTTCCATGGGCCGGATTTAGTTTCTTTTTCTTTGAGGGAAACAAACTCAGGAAAAGCACGTGCTAACTTTCGGCATGCCTCATTATGAAATTCAATATCTCTATATTCAGAACAGCCACCTTCTGCTTGAGATACATTTGGATTTATCACATATTTATAAATAACACGATTAGGATATCCTCTTGTAAGAAGCTGAAGATTTACATAATAATCCTCTGCACCATCTAAAAGCCAATCAATCTTTGGTATCTCATCGCGCAATGCAGCACCATCATACCATACATTAGATATTATTCTACTATTATCAATATGTGGATATTTGCCCACAGGGTTGTTAATTGTTGTCCCAACACCACCATGAGGAAATCCAGCATCAATTGCTTCTTCTATCTCAGCAAGCATCTCGCTAAAACTATCCTCAGTTATGGGAGATTTTTGAACCTTGCCATCCACCTCAAAAGTTTCCTTTGGTGTATTTAGCATAAACTCGCAATCATCATCAATTACCCAAAACCTAGACTGGCATTTAACACCCCACTCATAGGATATTTGCTCTCTGGTCTTAGCAATCCCTATATTGTCATCACTCGTAACCCACACATTACTATGTACGTTTCTAGCTGCAGTTGCTTCTTGAGGCTGAACAACAAGAAAAGTTCGATCCCTGTATTTCTCAGGGATCGAATTTAAAGTTATTTGATTGTTTAACCTACGGAATGTTGGGATTATGATATCAATCATGCAGCCTTTTTCGCAGCCTTTTTCATTCCAGTAACCTTTTTCTTAACCTTTTTTTTGATAGTGTTAAGAAGAGGATTTTTCTTAGAGAAAAGTGGGAACACCCAATCAATTTGGATATCAAACTTCTCTGCTAGAATATCAAAAGTCTTTTTATACTTTTTAAATTCACCCTTCTCTGTATCTTCCCACACTTTCTTGTGATCAACAGATTTATGATAGATATAAATCGTCCAGAAATCCTTGTGGCATTCCAGAGGAAAGATATCAATCATGATCTTATCCCAATTTACCCAAGAGGAGGGCCAGGCCATTGCAAACTCATTATCCTCAGTTGAATTAGATCT